CAGCTGCTATGCGGCCTGTAACTTAAATAACACTTTAATACACATCAATACACACTTAAGCACATCGAAAAGAAGGGAGACAGCGTGATGAGCAGATATGGCGAGGACGGATCATCCGGATATGCAAAGGAAAACCTGTATGATGAAATCGACAGTTTCCTCCAGAATCACACCATTGCGGAGTTGCTTGAAGTGCTGGCAGATGTAGTGAAAGACAGAGAACCCTTTTAATAAAAAGAGAAGGGGGCTACTGCCCCGTGACGGTTAGTAGCCCTTCTTCTTCAGCCATTCATCCAGAGCCTTCTGGATTACCCAAGACCGTGGACACTCTTCGTCCTCACGGAACTTTTCCAGACGCTCATACAAGGATGGCGGGAGAGTAATTTGGATGCGCTCAAAGCCTTGCTCTTCGATGCCACGAAGGGAGCGACCTCCGTTGATACCCATCTATATCACCTCCTACTGATAGGTTAGTGAATTAAAGTGGGTTTGTCAATCTGGAGTGGTAGCACCTCAGACCCATTGATATGCAAGGGGTTGAGCAATCACGAACTTTGAGATAACACTTTAATACAGATATTGGATGAAGGAAGGGAGCTTAAAAATGGCAAGTGGAGTTATCCGGGGGAATCCCATAATCGATTATGGAAAAGTGATTGAAGGGACAATTGAACCGACCACCGCAGAGGCTCCCAGCACAGCTTTTGCGGTCGATTTCGGGAAGACCTTCCCTGAGCCGCCTTTCGTTATGGCGCATGTGTATCCTCAAACCAGATACCAGGATAGAGCTATCTATATTACGACCATCACCAACATCACCACGACGGGCTGCGTGATCAATGTCGTTAATCCTTATACAAGCGCAACATCGCTGAATAATGTCAAATGCATCGCATGGATGGCGGTGTATCACAGATGATCCAGTTCCTGGCGGGTCTGCTGGTCGGGGCCTGCACGGCCGTGTTTGTGGTGGCGCTTGTTTTCGCTGGAGGTGATGATGGCGATGATCCAGAGGGATGACATGATCCGGCTGTTCCAGAAGATGTATAAGGAACACTGGAGCTATGAATGGGGCGCAGCGTCAAAAGGCTGTGTGGATTGCTCCGGTGCGCTGGTATACGCCTATATGCAGCTGGCCGGGAAGAGCGTCATACATGGCAGCAACGGCCAGGCACGGCGCTGGATCACTGGCAGCATGATGCCGATCAGCATAGCGCAGCCTGGGATGGTCGCCTTCAAGGCCCGGAAGCCTGGGGAGGAAGATTATGATCTTCCTGAGCGGTACTGTGAACATGGAGCGAGCTACACCGGGGATTTGATGGATTATTACCACGTAGGCCTGGTGGATGAGGATCCGCGGTATGTGCTTAATGCCAAGAGCACCAAGGCGGGATTTTGCCGTGATCAGCTGACCGCAAAAAATGGCTGGGATTTTGTGGCGTACCTTCGGGACGTGGAATATCCTGGCGAGAGCGATGATAAAGGAGAAGGTGGAAAAATGATGCAGGCGGTGGTATCACTCCCCAGCGGGGCGGCAGGATCCACGGTCAACATGCGGGAGCGGGCGCAGACATCCGCGCCGCTGATCTGCCGGGTGCCGGTGGGATCGGTGGTGGATATCCTGACCGACCAGGGCACATGGTGCAAAATCGATTATAATGGGAAACAGGGCTGGATGATGTCTAACTATCTGGAGTATGGCGGTCAGGAGGGCGAAGCCGGCGGGGATCCGCTGACCGAAGCAGAGCGGGCCAAGATCGAGGCGGCGCTTGCTGAGATCGAAAAATCTATTGAAATTGTCCGTGCGACATTAGGAAGAGGTTGAGTGCCATGTGGGAGTTTATCTTGAAGTATTGGGTCGAGTTTCTTTTTGGAATCATTGCCGCCGGGCTGGTGGCGGGATATAAAAAACTGGCGAATCGGATCCAGTCTGACAAAGAGACCGAGAAGGCGATCGCCGACGGCATGCGCTGCCTGCTGATGTATCAGCTGAGAGAAGAAGGGGAAAAGCACATCACGGCCGGCTCCTGCACGATCGACGATAAGCGGGAATTTGAACGGGCATACAATGCTTACCACATGCTCGGCGGAAACGGCACAATCACATCACTGAAGGACCAGGTTATTGCTTTACCATTAAAGTGAGGAGGATGGACCATGATGAATTGGGATTGGAAAGAATGGACTTTGGCAGCACTGATCCGGGCGGTTAAGACTTTTGCTCAGACCTTCGCAGCGATGATCACTGTTGGCGCGGCCTTCAGCGAAATTGATTGGCTCCGGGCGCTGTCCGTCTCCGGCGTGGCGTTCGTGCTGAGTATCCTGACAAGCCTGGGCGGTCTGCCGGAGGTCGAGAAGAAGCAACTGCCCGATCAGGAACCAGACCAAGAGTAAAATTTAGTGGGCTACATGTGGGCTACAAGAAACGCTGTAGCCATTGATAAATAAGACTTTGCCTCACGACTACGAATCAAAAGGTCGTGGGTTCGAATCCCGCCGGGCTCACCAAGAAAACCCCGAAGTTTCAAGGCTTCGGGGTCTTTTTTGCGTTTTGGGAATTTGTCCATTTTTGGCGATTTGTTCTCCCGGTGGGCTACACGGTGGGCTACATCATTTCAGGCGGTTGGTGATCTTCCGGAGATCCTGGACTGTGGAGGACTGGTAGCGCTCCTGAGTGAAGGTGTAATCTGTATGACCCATCAGCCGGGCCTTGTCGCCAGTGTCGCCCGGCGCTCTCTTAATCAGGTTGCTGTAGGTATGCCGGCAGCTGTATGGCACCTTGCCGGTGATGCCAAGCTTCGCCATGAGCGGGTCAAAGCAGTATTTTCGGAAATATTCGTGAGTCATCTGCTTTCCGGTTTTTAGATTCGGGAAAAGCAGATCCCCGTCTGCCTCCGCCCGCTGGGTGATGATGTCGGCGATCGCCGGAGGAATGGTGACGATTCGATCGGTTCCGGCTTCCGTCTTTCCGCCGCCGATCAGGTACTTTCCCTGCTTGTTGTAAGCTTCCTTTTTCAGCTCCAGCAGCTCCCCAGGGCGAAAGCCGGTAAAACAGAGGGCCATCACATAATCCGCATACAGTTCTACACCGACCGCCTGCCGAATCCGGGCAAGCTCAAGATCCGTGAAAGGCTCATGGGTGGAGGTGGCGTCGTTTCCGGTGTAGAGGTTCGCGGTGATGTTTTTTGTAACCATGTCGTTATCCAGGGCGAATTTCCAGATCAGGCCGGCCACCACCTTCATCAGCTGTTTGGTTCGCTTCCCGGCTTGGCAGTCGTTAATCTGGGCCTGAAGCTCCGCGGGACGGATCATGCTGATCGGCCTGTATGCGATTTCGCGGAAATGCTTAAACGCGGCCTTATATCCTGCCATTGTGGACGCGCCGATTCTTCCCTGATAGCCCTCTGACCATTCGGTAAAGACTTTCTCCATGCTGATGTTGGAAGCGCTCAGAGGGCCGTTTTTGAGCGTCTCAGCGTAGGCCAGGGCCTCGCCTTTTGTCTTGAATCCGCCTTTTGTGGGCCTGCTGCGGATCAACTTCCCGTTTTCATCCGTGCCGGAGGTGGATGATATGCGGACCGTCCAGGTGGATCCACGCTTATAGGCCGTACCGGTGCCGTTCCCGCGCTTCTTAGTGGCGGAGCGCTGGATGACGATATGTCGGCCGCAGTAACAGCAGATCAGCGCATCGTCCGGGATATCCTTATGGCAGCGGGGGCAAATCATGTCCGCACCTCCAAATCTAAAAGCTTCCGAACGGCCGCTTGTGTTCCGGGATCCGCGAGATGGTAAGCTACAGCAAGCCGCTCATCAAAGGAAAGTTCTTTTTCAACAGGTTCATCTCCAGTCATCAACCAACCAGCATCCACACCAAGGGCTTTTGCGAGCTGATACACCTTGTCCTGTTTCGGAACATACTTACCGTTAATGTAATTACTGATAGAACCTTTGTCTATCCCGCTTGCCTTTGCAAGTTCAGAGGCAGTAATTCCGCGGTCTGCGATTACGCTCAACAGCCTGTATCTGAATTCTTCCATTTTGGTCACCTCCTGCGAATAGAATACCATGCACTGGACACAAATACAAGAAATCTTAAAAAAAATGTTTAGAAAGTTAAATTTTCTTGTTGACAGGTTAAATCCGCAGTGATAAGATACTCACAGTTGAGAAATCTCAACCACAAAATCCGAAGGAGGTGAGCGGATGCCGAAGGTACAGTTTGACTACTCGAAACTTCTTGGACGGATCAAAGAAAAGTGCGGATCTCAGCGTGAATTCTCGAAAGCGCTTGGGATTAGCGAAACGTCCATGTCTGCAAAGCTGACAGGACGCGCTTTCTTTACTCAGCAGGAAATCGAGCGGTCGAAAAAGATCCTGGACATCGAGCCGGGAAAGGTATCATCTTATTTTTTTACTGAGCGGGTTTAGGTTTCTAAACCGCGAGAGGAGTGGAACCATGCCGAACGCTTATGGCTTGAAAGATTGCCCGTTCTGCGGATCTGACCATGTCAGGATCATGTTCGGCCTTACCGGCGAGATCACTGGAGTTTACTGTTGCCATTGTCACATGATCGCGAAATGGTCGAATCTTCCAACATTGCCAAAGGGGCAAGAAATTTTCGAGACAGTAATCAATCAATGGGTGAAAGCCTGGAACCAGAGAGGAGTGGAACCATGACCAACGATATGGCGCTCCGAGATCTGATCGTCAAGAGGGATCTTGGCCGGATCTGGGTGAGCGCATCGGAGGCGGCGGAGATCCTGGGCTGTCAGTCGGCATCCCTGACGAACGCCGCGAACAAGAAAGGCACCCTGGGCGACCTTCAATTCTTCTGGGCCGGAACGGTGCTGAAGATCAGCGTGATGAGCCTGATCCGGTTCATCAGCGGCGGGTATCCGCTGCGGGACATATTCAGAGAGGAGTAATGATAATGGAAAAGTGGAATTATACGAGCAATGACGAGATCCTGACGAACATCCAGCTGGCGGCGCTGAATAACATCTCCATGGTTCTCAATGATTGGGACGGCCTGATCGCGGAAGCAAAGATCAATGTTATCCAGGGCATCCTCTGCATGGTCGCCGATGTGGATAAGCAGATCGCGATTGAGAAAAACAAGGATGCCGACAAATGAGAGAAAAAGAAAAGCCCGGAGCAGCTGCAACTACTCCAGGGCGAGAAAGGAATGATACCGTGAAACAGTATAGCATAAAAGACCGACTTTTAACAGCCCTGGCCGTTGTCCTGGTGCTGGGTGATATCGCCCTGGGGGCGCTGATCTGGCAGCGGGAACGCGAAGAACAGCAGGAAGCCCTCCGGAACTCCATTCCGTTTACCAATCAATGCATCGAGTGGACCGGGGCCGGATACCAGCAGATCGGAGGCGGAGCGAATGATTGATAAATGCCTTCCGCTTCCGAATGTGGCCGGACGCTGGACTTCCGGCGGGAAGTACCCTGACACGGTCTGGGTGGAGATGAGCGACGGGAAGAAGATCGCCTATGATATCCGGATCGAACAGCCAGCGCTCCAGGAACGGCATGAGGATCATGTGGGATATAGGAGGCGGACACCATGATTTTGAATGAACGACCGACCTGTGACGGCTGCGAGCATTGCCGTCTGAGGATGCAGAGAGATGCCGGTGGGTGGGAGGCTTACTGCACGGCCCTGTCCAAAGGCGGAAAGCTAATCGCCGTGCAGTATGGATTAAAGCTTAATTGGGCGAAACGCGAGTTGCTGGACCGGCTGAACACGCGGATCTGCCCGTCATGGTGCCCTAAGTGGCAGAGAGGAGATAAATGATGACACTGTATGAGATTGACAATGCAATTCTGGCCTGCGTGGAACCGGAGCCGAAGACGATCTGGGAGCGGTTTATTGATTGGCTGAATAAATGAAAGGGGAATGGATATCTGAATGGATTATCAGGACTTTCTGAATAACAAAACATTCGTCCTGGAATCGAAAGGATTTGACGTCGAAAAGGAAGATCTGAATCCGATGCTGTTTTCATTCCAGCTGGATATTGTCAGATGGGCATTGGCAAAGGGCCGCGCGGCTGTCTTTACCGATTGCGGAACCGGCAAGAGCGCGATTCAGCTTGAATGGGCAAACAAGATTCACGAGCTTTCCGGCGGTGATGTTCTGATCGTAGCCCCGCTGGCCGTAGTCGAGCAGACGCGCCGGGAGGGCATAAAATTCGGAATTAACGTCACTGTTTGCGCGTCTCAGGAAGACGTCCAGAGCGGAATCAATATAACGAATTATGAAAAGCTGGATCATTTTATAGCAAACAGATTCCAAGGCGTCGTCCTCGATGAAAGCTCAATACTGAAGAGCTATTCCGGCAAAATGCGGAATCAGATCATAAACGCATTCATGGAAACGCCGTATAAGCTCGCATGCACAGCGACACCAGCGCCGAACGATTATATGGAGCTTGGAAACCATGCCGAGTTTATCGGAGTGATGACAAGGGCGGAAATGCTGGCCATGTTCTTCTGTCACGATGGCGGGGATACATCCAAATGGAGGCTGAAAGGTCATGCGCGGGACCTTTACTGGCAGTGGATGGCAAGCTGGGCCGTGTTCATGGACAACCCGCGGACACTTGGATATGACATCGAAGGATACGACCTGCCGCCGCTGAACGTTGAACAGATCATCGTGGACGGCGACGCGCCAATATATCAAACCATGAGCCTGATGGAACGCAGAGAAGCACGACGCGAATCAATGCCGGAACGCTGCCAGGCGGCCGCGGATCTGGTTAACGGAAGCGAAGAGCAGTGGATTGTATGGTGCGACCTGAATGCGGAAAGTAACCTTCTGCATAAGCTGATACCGGACAGCGTAGAGATTCAAGGGAGCGACAGCCCAGAGAAAAAGGCCAGCGCGGTTATTGATTTCACGAATGGCGATACCAGGTGCATCGTTTCCAAGTCAAGCATATTCGGTTTCGGCGTCAACTGGCAGCAGTGTCACAACGTTGTTTTTGTCGGCCTGAGCGATTCATATGAGCAATATTATCAGGCGGTTCGGCGTTGCTGGAGATTTGGCCAGGATAAAACCGTCAATGTTTACATCATCATTTCAAAGAATGAAGGCGCGGTTCTGGAAAACATCAACCGGAAAGAAGCAGACAGCCGGCAGATGATAAACGAGATGGTGAAATATACGAAGGATATCACAAAGAAGGAACTTAAGCGGACATCACGACTGAGCGCACCTTATAACCCGAAGAAGGAAATGGTGCTTCCGCAATGGGAGGAATTCAACCATGAATGTGCTTGACCAAGTAGTCAAACAGAAATACGCCATTTATAACGGCGATTCGTGCGAGGTGATAAA